AATCCGATGGTATGGTGAAGAGTATAGCAGTAAAAAGACCGAAGAAAAGATAGAATATACAGTCTATATAAGGGATACTGGCTCAAATCTGCTAATATACGAATTGTACAGCGATGATGAGATGGACGAAAGATTTAATAAGATTTCTTGTACATTTATCCTTGTAGACAGGATAAAAAAATATAGCGATAAATTTGCATATGGGAGAATAAGAAAATGAAAATGGAACGAAAAATAAGCAAAAGTGGCGGTATAACAATTCCGAGTAATCTCAGGATGCAGTTAGGTATCCAGGGCAAGGAAAAAATTAACATAGAAACGCAAGACAATGGAGATATAGTAATAAAACGAATACAAGGCACTTGCATATTCTGCAGCAGCATTGACGATGTACAGGCTTTCAAAGGAAAGTATGTGTGCAATAAATGCAAGGAAGAATTGAAAAAATAAATGGCAAGCGGATGCATTGTAGCGAATTGCTGGATATGCGGTGAACCAATCTATGAGGATGAAGTTGATTTTATCGGTGAGAACTTTGTACATGATGAATGCAAGCAATATTATACAGGGCATAAAGATGAGTTTAAAAAACTTATAAACATGTACAAAGTTCAGGTAAAGCAACTTGAAAAAATGATATTGGATTTAGAACGAATTTATGAAAGGTTAGGCGAATGAAAAGTTTATTTGAAGTAACCGGATTTAATAGATTTGAAAACAATAAAAAAATGACTGTATCGGTTTATGGAGTTAGAACAGACCCACGCAATAAACGCAAAGCCGAATTTCTTGTGTATTATGCAGGTGACTGGATGTGGACTAGTGCAGATTATTATGTTCCGATTAATAATAAACATGAATAATGCGGAGGTAAAGATGATTAATATAAAAGAAAAGGTAAGCAAGGCAATAGCAATAGATAAACGTATGAAAAAGGATAAAAAAGAATTGGACGCTATTAAGGCGGAGCTGCAGGCGGAAGCTTTGAGGGAAATGGAAAACAAAAATTTGAAGTACGTTGAATATTTCGCAGATAAAGGCAGCAGCTGTGTAGTAATGTACAAGGAAAAATTTGAGGTGGACAATCTGCCTGAGCTGACAAGAGTTGTCGGTGATGTAATTGTCGGAAAGGTGACAAAAGAAGAGACTGTGAAGGTTACTGTTGACGACAAATTCGAGAAAGCTTTAATAATTTTATATACTGGGCAATACAAGCAGCACAGTATAGAACAAATACTTAAAGATTTATATTTGGATGATAAGCAAATTAAAGTAGCATTGAAAAAACTAAAGGGCGATTATCTAAAGGACAAAGAGCTGCTTGAGAGTTTAGGCGTGAAGGCAGAAATTGAAGAGGAACTGGATGCAATCAGAGAGCAGAAAAATTATGAATTGGTTGAGAAGTTTTTTAACCTTGATGAAATAGATATTGGAAGACTTAAAAGGTCAATATCGGTTGAGGACACATTAAGCATTGGGCTGAAATATGAAAAGTAGAGGAATGATATTCCTCTACTCTCTCAGGTAAGGAGGTTTATATGGCAGTTGCAAAGGTTAATACTATATCAAATGTACAGAAAAAGGCACTCTGGGGAGCTGCTAAGGCAAATGGACTTGATAAAGAAGCTTTATATGATGTAATTGAATCAATAACAGGTAAAGAGCATATGACAGATCTGACTTATGTTGAAGCTGCAAAGGTACTTGACCGCATCAACAATAAAGAGACATACGAAAAGAAAAATCAAAAACGCACAGATAAAGGTGGCAATATTGAGACAATTGCACAAAGAAGAAAAATATACATGCTGACTGGTCAGCTTGGCTGGAATAATGATAACAACAGGATAAATGGTTTTGTAAAGAAAAACTTTAGCGTTGATAGAATTGAATGGCTCAGCATGCAGCAGTGTAACAAATTAATTGAAATGCTTAAAAAAATGGTCGAGCAAAGGGAGTGAATTGATGGCACCAAAGAAGAAATATAAAAAGCTCACCAATGCAGAGAAAAAAGCTAATAAAGAGATACGAGAATATTTACGAGCTGAAGGAATCCTTCCACCACGAAAAAAGCCATTAAACAGACATAAATTTGCACAGGAGATTGCTAAGGAGCTTGCAGAGTATCGACCATCAACATGGGATATAGCTTTTGTGGTAGGTTTTATGAGCCCTTCGGGAGACACTAAATTAAAAATTACGGATGAACAGCTTGGAGTGCTGAAAGTGAATAAGATGGCTATTGAATATAGAAAATATGTTGATAGACGTATTGAAGAAAACCCGGATGCAAAAATAACCATTGGTGAAATTTACGATAATGTAATTAAGCCGATAATAGATTTATAAAAAGGATGGTATAAATGGAAGATTGGACGAAGGAGATAGAGATAAATGACTTAGACGAAAAGAATAAAGAAATTGCTGAGGTTATAGGCATAGAAAATTTGCTGAAGCTTTCAAAAGCTTATGGCGGAGAGTCTTTATATATAAACAAGTACGATGAAGTAATAAAGAACCGAAGAGATAAAAACATTAAAAACGAATATAACAGATATAACGTCAAAAAACTTGCAACTAAGTATAACCTGACTGAAAAGCGTATTAAACAAATCGTTCAGGAGCTTGGCATGGAAAATCAAATCAGCCTATTTGACAGAGCATGAGTTGGGGAAATTTTTCCCTAACAACCATATATATTAAAATAGTAGAATATTGTTAAGATTATTAAATCTTAACAATATTTTTTTATGGAGGTAACAATGATTAAATTTAAGAAAATAATAGCACTTATGATTTGCGTTCTTGTAATGGGAGTTTTTGGGGTTCCTGCTTACGGAGCGACAACAGAGTTGGATGTACTCAGCCTGATTCCTTCAGAGCTTTTAATTATTGCAGTAGTTATATACTGCATAGGAATGTTTTTAAAAGCTTCAGAAAGAATTCCAAACTGGACCATACCGCTTGTTTTGTTAGGATGTGCAGTCGTAATTACAATAGCATATATGGCTGTTTCTTTGGGACAAGGCTTAACTCAAAAGGTTATAGTTGACGGTGTTATATACGGAATACTTATAGCAGCGGTTGCGGTATACACTAATCAGGTACTTAAACAGATTACTACACAAAGATTGAAAGAATAGATTTGAACACCTTTGGTATTTGAATCTATTTGTCCGCCCAGAAACGGGGGACAAAAATGTAACATATTTTCTCCTATACAGGGAATTGGATGGAGCGGAGGCGGTGGATAATGAATTGGCATGAACAAGCAAACAATTTGTTTAAAGAAGGAAAAAAAATAAATGATATTGCTTCAGAACTTAATTTGAGCAGAAAGACAGTTAGTAAATACATAAACTCTCTCCCCTGCTCTACTCTTGAAGAGACAAAAAATATTAGAAAAAGCATTAGTCTAAATAAACGTAAAGAACAAAAAAAGGCGTACAGAGACAGGACTTCTGAGGTTCAAAAAGCACAACTAAAGAGACAACATGAAATCGATGTGATGATCCTCAGCAGTGAAAAATACTTTAATTAGGAGGGGGACAAATTTTTGGACTTTAACTGGATTGCACAAACGGCAACTTTGTTAGGTGTAGGCATCATAGGGTACTTTCTACAGGATTTAAAAAAGAGTGTAGAAAAAGAAATACAAAATAATAAATCTGATATCAAGGCTGCTCGCTCAGACATGGAAAATAAAATTAATAAAGTCAACGACGATATGAACGAAAAAATCTGTAAGGTTGATGAAAAGTTAGATTTATTTAAAGAGCATGTAAATCGCAATTTTGTTGATAAAGAAAGTTATATAAGGAATATAACAGCCTTTGATGCAAAACTTGATAAAATAACGGACTTGATTATGGAAATGAAGGGAGAGAGAAAACAACGTGAATAGAATGGATGAAACACAGGTGCTGAAGAATAAGCAAATGCGAGGGCAAATAATACGGACTCTGGCTCTGTTTTACCCTGACACCTCAACGGTGAGTAACATAAGGGCTGCTCTTATAACGAGAGGCATAACCAGTACTGGAGAAATGGACAAGCACTTGACATATCTGGAGGATAAAAAATACATAACCGTGCAGGATGGCTTTATAAAGGATGCAAAGGAAGATGATATTGTAACTCTAACGGCAAAGGGAGTTGACCTTGTAGAAGGGACGATTGCCGATCCGGGAGTGATCCTGTAATGGGAAAAAGGAAAAAGAACAGGATACGCTGTAAAATTGATAATTTGCCGGAAGAGATTAAATCCGAAGTTGATGCTATGCTTGCAGATACAAAATATACATACCGTGAGATAGCTGATTTTCTTATTGAAAAAGATTATGAGATATCTAAATCTGCTGTAGGCAGATATGCTTTACGCACAAACGGAGCTACCCAACGGCTCATCGAAGCTCAGGAGCAGACGAAGGCATTAATTAATGTTATGAAAAGCAATCCGGATGTTGACTATACTGAAGCAAGCATGCAGCTGCTCATGGACGGTCTGACTAAAAAGATGGCTGCAGCTCAGGAAGAGTTTGATATGATGCCCTTGGACAAAGCAGGAAGATTGATTGCAAGTCTGAGCCGTACAAAAATATACAAAGACCGTGTAAAGCAAGATATGAAAAAGAAAGTTGACCTTGCATTTGAGAAACTGGAGAATGATATGCTGAAAGCTATAAGAAATGATAAAGAGCTCGCACCAAGGCTGACTGAAATACTCCAGACAGCAAAGCAAAGGATGATGTCCGATGACGATTAGTATTGAAAAGTATATTCTTGAATTAGAGCCGGATATTGATTTAGAGGAATTTGAGACTGAAGAATATCAGGAAAGTCTATTTCTTGAGTATGTGCTGAAGAATGATAAGTACAGACTTAAGCGTAATGAAATCTATCAGGATTATTTGCAAAAACTACCGATTGGCGGAGAAAAAGGATTAAGGAAACGGCTCGGAGCTTTTGACCTTGAGTATTTTGGAAGGGCATATCTCCCCCACTATTTCACAAGGAAATCTCCGGACTTCCACCGTGAATTGAATGATCACTGGACTGAAGGTGTACTGAAAGGGCTGGACCCGTACAAGGAAAGCAGAAAGATAAATAAGCTTCAAGGATGCAGGAGAGTTACAGCTGCACCCCGTGGGCATGCTAAAAGTACAAACTTAACATTTAAAGGTTCGATTCATTCAATATGTTATGAATATAAGCATTTTATAGTTTTACTTTCTGACAGCTCTGATCAGGCGGAAGGGTTTATCAGTGATATAAAAATTGAGCTTGAAGAAAATAGTATAATTAAGGAAGACTTCGGAGACCTGAAGGGTGACAAGTGGACAGATTCCGAATTTATAACATCAACAAATATAAAAGTAACGGCAATTGGTTCCGGGAAGAAAATAAGGGGTCGTAAGCACCGCAATTGGAGACCGGACTTGATAATTCTTGATGATGTTGAAAATGATGAGAATGTAAATACTCCTGATCAGCGAAAAAAATTGTATAATTGGTTTACCAAGGCAGTATCAAAAGCCGGTGATACATATACGGATATAGTATATATAGGGACCATGCTGCACTTTGACTCACTGCTTGCTAAGGTGCTAAAGAACCCAAGCTATAAGAGTATAAAATATAAGGCAATAATCAACTTTGCAAAGAATGACGACTTGTGGGAAATGTGGAAAACCATATACACAGACCTCGACAATACCACCCATGAGCAAGATGCTCTTATTTTTTTTGAAGAAAATAAAGAAGCAATGCTTGAAGGAACGGAAGTTCTTTGGGAAGAAAAGCTTAGCTATTACGACCTGATGGTGATGAAAGTATCTGAAGGTGATGCAAGCTTTAACAGTGAGCTTCAGAATGAACCTATTGACCCGGAAAGTCAGATGTTCAATGATGAATGGTTTGATTACTATAATGAGGCTGATATTGACTTCTCCGATCCACGATTTATAATCATCGGTTCTATTGACCCGTCTTTAGGGAAAACAAAGAAAAGCGACTATTCAACTATTATAGCTTTGGCTTTGGATACAAAGACTGGTTATATGTATGTCATTATTGCAAGTATTGAGAGAAGAAAGCCTGATGTGATAATAATTGATGCAATTGAAAGTAATAAGAAGTTAAAAATTGACTATCGAAAGGGATATACAAAGCTTGGGGTTGAAACGGTACAGTTTCAGCAGTTCTTTAAAGATAAGCTTGCTGAGGAAAGTGCAAAGTGTGGAGAGTATCTGCCAGTTGAGGAAATGCTTAATTACAGTGATAAGAACATGAGAATTGCAACATTGCAGCCGGATATTAAAAATGGATATATAAAGTTTAATCCCAAACACAAACTGCTGATGCAGCAGCTGAAAGAGTATCCGATGGGTGCACATGATGACGGACCTGACGATCTTGAAATGGCAGTAAGGTTAGCAAAGAAAATTTCTAAAACAAATCAGGGCAGCTATCAAAGCATCCTGAAGCGCGGATTGAGATTTAAAAAAGGAGCATATTAGGAGGTGTAAATTTTGATTGTAGATCAATACGGCAAACCCATTAAAAAAACAAAACCCATAACAAGAGAAATAGCAGCGCCTGCTATATATGACAAATACTCCACGTATCCATCTGATGGACTTACTCCTGAAAAGTTAGCAAGGATACTGAAGGAAGCTGATCAGGGTGATGTATACCGACAAATGGAATTATTTGAAGAAATTGAAGGCAAAGACCCTCATCTTTTTTCACAGATGCAAACACGGAAAAATGCCGTTACTGGTGTTGACTTTGAAATACTTTCCTATTCAGAAGATGAGACTGACAAGAAAATAACTGAGTTTATTTCAAGTATTATGGCTGACCTTGATACTGAAGATATCTTTATGGATTTATTGGATTCCATTGGCAAGGGCTTTGCTGTTTCAGAAATTATTTGGAAGTATAAAAATGGAATGGTTGTTGTTGATGAAATAAAGAGTCGTGAACAAAAGAAATTCTTCTGGGATCATGAAGATAAATTCAAGGTAATGACAATTGAAAATCCTCAAGGTGAAGAGCTGCCGATAAATAAGTTTATTGTTCACAGGTACAAGGCACGTTCCGGTCATCCAAGCAAAGCCGGAATAATGAGAGTAATAAGCTGGATGTATCTTTTTAAGAATTATACAGTTAAAGATTGGATTGCATTTGCTGAAGTATACGGAATGCCTCTCAGACTTGGGAAATATAATGCCGGTGCAAGTGATGACGACAAGGATGCGCTGAAGGTAGCATTAGTTATGCTTGGCTCTGATGCAGCAGGAATAGTTCCTGAAGGTACAAGTATAGAGTTCATTGAAGCAAGTAAGGTGTCATCCCTCAATGTATATGAAAGTCTTGCGAACTTTTGCAATAAGGAAATGTCCAAAGCAATTTTAGGACAGACCTTAACTACAGACATTGGTGAAAATGGCAGCAGGGCTGCAGCGACTGTACATGATGGAGTTAGACACGACCTTATTGAAGCTGACTGTAAGTCTCTGGCAAGGACTATCAGGAACGATTTAATAAAACCTTTAGTTCTCTTCAATTTCGGAGGCTGCTATGTAGACCGTGCGCCATATATTAAATTCAATTATGAAGAGCCGGAGGACGTTGAAAAGAATGCTAATACCTACAGGACAATCATTAAGGACATAGGTCTGCCAGTTGCTGAAGAGCATTTATATGAAAAGTTCGGCATACCAAAGCCTGAAGCTGGACAAAAAATAATTGTTGTTCCGCAGCTCCCTGTTTATGGCGGTATGAGATTAAAGAATACACAGCTTATTGCGAATAAGAATGCCACTGTAGACTATCAGAAGGAAGTTGATTCAATTGCGGATGAAGCTACACTAATGAGCGTGAAACTTTTCAATGAAATGTTTAAACCTTTTGGTGTAATGATAGAAAATGTTAGCTCTCTTGAAGAGCTGCAGGCTAAGCTGAACAATCCAGAAGAATTGAAAAAAGTACTTAAGAATATGGAAAACGAGAATATGGAAGACCTGCTGCAAAAGGCTATGTTCTTGGCGGACATGTACGGAAGGAAGCTTGAGTATGACAGAAACTAGTGTTCTCTATGGTGATTTGAGTTTTGAAGAGGCTGAGAAATATTTCGGTGGCAAAATACCGGTTACAAAAAAGGAATTCAAAGAAATTGCTGATGAATACAAGACAAAGGCTTTTACGGTTTCAGGGTATAACAATCTTGAAATGATTAAAAAGTTCATGAATGCGTTGCAAAAAGCTATAGAAAACGGGAGTACCCTCAAATCATTTCAGGAAGAAATGAACAAATTCCTTGAAAACAAAGGCTATGAAGGTATAACTCCCTATCAGGCAGACAACATATTTAGAAATAATATTCAGACTGCTTATAACGTCGGACATTACGCTGCCATGACAGACCCAGAAGTAAAGAGATTGAGACCATACTGGGAATACGATGCGTTAAATGACGGAAAGACTAGACCAAGCCATCGAGCTCTGGATGGAGCAGTTTATCCTGCGGAACATCCATTTTGGGATGTTTACTTCCCTCCTAATGGTTTCAAATGCCGCTGCGGAGTAAGGACATTATCAAGACGTCAGGTTGAACAAAGAAATCTTAAAGTTATGGAAGAGTTGCCGGACAGAGGTGTCGACAAAGAAACCGGTGAAATGTTCCGTATATATCCTGACGAAAACTTTGATTATAATCCTGCAAAAAAAGCTTTTGAGGTAGACTTAAGCAGTTACCCGGAACCTTTAAGAAAAGCATATGAATTATATGAAAACGGGCGTTAATTGTCTAACGGTTGAAATAACAAGATTTTAACGCTGTCAGGACAAAAAATAACGCTTAATAATACATTCGTTACACAATTTATAAAAAGCTGAATTCTAAAAATCAATTTTTAGCCGTTATTTTTGAATATACGAAAAAAATATAGTAAATCAAAGAATTGCTTGTCCATAATATTTACTCAAAAATTAACGGGGGTTTAACGCTGATTAACGTGGGTTGTGGACAAACACACCAAAAATTAACGCAGGTGGTGATAAAAACTGAAAAATATTTACGTTTTATCTGACATGATAGACGTCTCTTCCGTTCCTGCGGAAATAAAAATTTTACCGTATGGAAATGTGGAGAGCCGTAAAGGTCCATTTAAAGTTGATAAAGAAAGCTATGATTTGATAGCACAGTATTTTAAAGAACGGAGGCTTGACATAGTAATCGACTATGAGCATCAGACTCTTGAAGGTACGCAGGCTCCTGCAGCCGGGTGGATTAAAAAACTTTCTTATAAGGAAAATGACGGCATATATGCAACTGTTGAATGGACGGAAAAAGCAAAGGAATATCTGAAAAATAAAGAATACAGATATTTAAGCCCTGTTATTCTAAAGCGCAAAGAAGACGGAAGAGCAGTACAGCTGCACTCTGTTGGGTTAACCAATACTCCTGCCATAGACGGTATGGAGGCAATAATCAATAAATTAGATGGAGGTAATGAAATGGATTTAAAACAGATAGCTCAGGCTTTAGGTCTGGCTGAAGATGCAACAATTGAACAAATACTTGAAGCTATAAGGGCTTTGGGTGCTATGAAAAATGAGCAAAATACAGTAGCATGCAAGGAAGTTCTTGAGGCTCTTGAGCTGAAGGATGACGCTACAGTTGCAGAGGTTAAAGGTAAAATTATAGCTTTAAAAAATCCTGCAGGTTATGTAAGTACGGAAGAATTTCTTAAGCTTAAAGCATCTATTGAAAAAAAAGAAAGCAATGATCTTGTCCAAGTAGCCTTGAGCGAAGGCAAAATAACACCGGCACAAAAAGCCTGGGCAGAGCAAATTGCCCTGAAGGACCCTGAAGGATTTAAAGAGTTCTTAAAAAATGCTCCGGTGGTAGTTGATTTAAAGGTAGTCAACTATAAAAAAGAAGAGAAGAAAAAGAACCCTGAGCTTGAACTGAGTATTAATAAAATGCTCGGAATCAACGCAGAAGATGTAAAAAAATACGGAGGTGAAGAATAATGGCACTTACAAAAGGCAGAAACACACCGTACAGAATAGCAGATAAAGTTTCTCTGCCAGTTGCTGAAGGTAAGAGAATTTATGAAGGCAGCATAGTTGTAGTTAATGCAGCAGGCTATGCAGAACCCGCAACGAAAGCAGAAGATTTAATAGCTGCAGGCAGAGCTGAAACTTATTCTGACAACACAGAAGGTGCAGCCGGAGATGCCTCTGTAGTAGTTAAAAGAGGTTGTTTCCTTTTCGATAACAGCAGTACAGCAGCGGTCACTCAGGCACATGTATTGAAAGACTGCTACATTGAGGATGATGAAACAGTCACGTCTGCATCAGCGGAGACATCAAAGGCAGGTAAGGTATTGGCAGTTGACTCAGAGGGTGTCTGGGTAGAAATTAGATAATAGGAGGATAAACAACTATGATAGTAAATCAAGCAGCATTACAACAGATTTTTATAGGTTTTAAAACCATATTTAACAAAGCAGTTTCAGAGGCAAAACCGCTGTATGAAAAAGTTGCAACGGTAGTGCCTTCATCAACAAAGACAGAAAGCTACAAATGGCTAGGTAAAATTCCACGTATGAGGGAGTGGATCGGTGAAAGACAAATTCAAAACCTTGGTGCATACGATTATGAAATTAAAAATAAGCCTTTTGAAGTAACTATTTCACTTGATAGAGAAGACATAGAGGATGATAGCATAGGTATTTATAACCCTATAGTGCAGAGCATGGGGCAGTCGTCAGTAATGCATCCTGATCAGATTGTGTTTCCTCTGCTTCCTAATGGATTTACAAGTAAATGCTATGATGGCAAAGCGTTTTTTGCTGCAGATCATAAAGAAGGTAAAAGCGGAACACAAAGCAATAAAGGCGGTAAAAAACTGTCCTTGGAATCTTACGGAGCTGCAAGGTCTGCAATGATGAGCCTTAAAGACGAACAGGGCAATCCAATGAATATATTGCCTAATTTGCTTGTTGTTCCTCCTCAGTTAGAAGGAATTGCAAGAAAGATTTTATTTGCTGAAAATATAGATGCAACGACCAACACATATAAAGACAGTGCAGAGCTTTTGGTAGTAAGTGAACTTTCTGCATATCCGGAAATGTGGTTCTTGCTTGACACGTCAAAGCCTATTAAACCATTGATTTTTCAAGAACGTAAAAAACCCGAATTTGTTGCAAAAGACAATATTAAAGATGATAATGTATTTTTCAACAAGGAATTTATTTACGGAGTTGATTCAAGGGATAATGCAGGCTATGGTCTATGGCAGCTTGCTTATGGTTCAACAGGTACAGAGGCTTAATTATGTACAGCACTGTTAATGAAGTCATTGATATGATTAAGCCTGACATGGTTAATTCGATTATTAATGATGAATTTATAGAGGATGAAGCGGTAAAGGAAGCTAAACTTCAAGAAATAGCAGAATCGGCTATAAAAGATGCTGATGCAGAAATAGATGGATACCTGAATAAAAGGTATCCTACTCCTCTTCCCTCTCCTCCGGCTGTTATTAATAAGCTGAGTAAGGATATAGCTTTATACAACATACTTTCAAGGAATGGAATGCTTAAGGATGAACGTGAAAACAACTACTTTGAACGTTATAAATATGCTGTGAAATTTCTTGAAAATGTTGCAAAGGGTATTGCTGACATTGGCGTAACAGTTTCGGCTCAGAAGGCAAACACAAGTTTCAAGGTCAATTCAAATAGAAAGATTTTCGGAAGAGACAGCATGAAAGGAATGTAATCATGAGCGGAGTTCGGATTGAGGGCGATATAAGGAAATTGTATAAGAGATTATCAAAACTTGAAAATCTTGATATGCGTGGAGCTAATGCTGTTCTTGCTGAAGCAATAAGGGCTTCTACATTGGACCGCTTCCGGAACGAAGAAGCTCCTGACGGTACAAAGTGGAAGCCAAGTAAAAGAACTTCCGCAAGCAGGAAACGAGAAAAAGTCCTGAATGATACCGGAAGACTGAGGCGAAGTATAAACAGCAAGGTTGACCGCAGAGGGTTTGCGGTCGGCACTAATGTTGTATATGCTGCCACACACCAGTTCGGAGATGACAGCCGTGAACTTGGACCGATTACAATAAGAGCTAAAAGGGGAAAGTCTCTCATGTTCAATATCGGAGGCGAGGATATATTTGTTAAGAAAGTTTACATTCCGAGCCTGAAGGTTAACATTCCGGCAAGACCTTTCTTGGGCATTAACGAAGAAGATATCAATGAAATAAGAGCTACTTTGTTAGAATTGGTTGGTGAAGATGAATGATAGTTGAATGTAATGAATATCTGAAGGAAAAGCTGCAGGCTGCAGGAATCCAAAAGACAATAATAACAAATCAAAAAAAGCTTAAAGATAACAATGAAAAACGCTTTGGAGCTGTACTCCCTGATAAAGAAGAAATAACCAAGTCCGGGCAAATGAAAAAATACATTGATGAGCATGGCAAACAGAAAAAGCGTACAAAAAAATTTTCACGAGTTATATATTTCATCGTCATCATCGGAGAGTATAGCTTTGAAAAATGCTCTGAACTATATGAGAAATTTCTGTCTGAGCTTGACTATGGATTGCATATAGACGGCAACTGGACAGAAATGACCATTGAAGAAATAGACTGGGTGGATAAAGAAGACAGTATTCTTAAAAGTGAAATAACCCTTCAAATGCTTGTAAAATTTGAGGGCGGTGTGTATAAGGATACAGGCTTTAAAGCTCTAGAACTTGGAAATACGGAGGTAGAACATGGAGAATAAAAAAGAACAATCAGCAGATCAGAAAGAAATAAAGAAATCAGAATTATTCATTGTTGAAAAAATCAAAGAAGAGCTAAACATTTCCGATGCTGTTTTTGCCGGAGTCATGGCACATAAAGGGTGGGCACGTGGCAAACAAATTACTAAAAAAGAAATGGAAACAGCAATTAGTGAGTTTTTGAAAGCACCATTAAAATAAGGAGGTAAGCATGTTAAGAGATGTAAATATAAGCATAACCGACGGTGGCTTAGGTTCGGCAACCGAAACTGGCGAAGGTGTGCATATTAAAATAGGAGCTTCACCTGTTGTTTCATCCGAATATATAACCATTAGAGGTTCTATGGATCATAAAAAGATAAAAGAGCTTTTAGGCAACTGCCCTCTTGCTGATGCTGTTATGGACAGTATTTTTACAGGAAGCAATCTGATATATTGCTATCCGGTAACTCCTTCAGTAGCAGGGACTATAAGTGAAGTGACAGCGGTTAAATCTGGAACTGGAATATTGACAGCTGCTGGTGAGCCTACAAATGAATTTAAAATTATAGTGGAGATACAAAATTCCGGAGAATTGAATGTGGCAACATTTATATATTCCTTGAATGCTGGTGAAACCTACAGTGATGAAATAACCGTTCCATTAGCCGGTGAATATGAGATAGATAATTCAGGAATAAGATTGACTTTTGCTGTACCAACAGGACAAGGCTTTGTTTCAGGTGATAAATTTTCGCTTACAACAACAGCACCAGCTCTCAGCAATCAAAATGTATTGGATACATTGGAAAAAATCAAAAATATCAAAAAAGATTATGAGTTTATCCATGTTGTAGGTCCGGGAAACAAAGCACTATGGGCTGCACTTTCAATTGAGGCAGACAGGTTTTTCAATACATACAAGTACCCTATATTCTTTGTTTCGGAAGCGAGAAATATTAAGGAAGATGATGCAAGTTTGGACAGCTATGTTCAGTCATTGCTAGCAGAACGACAAGGCATTGCCAATAAATATGTTCAGGTAGTATCAGCCAGGGCTATGTACAACAAAATGGACGGAACTATCAAGGATGTCAATTGTGCAGGAATAGTATGCGGTCTATATGCAAGGGCGAGAGTCAGTCAGTCGATCGGCGAAACAAGAGAGTTTCCTGTTCAGGGCATAACAAAACTGTTACCTGAGGTAATAGAAGATTATCATATAGAGAGCCTTGATGAAGCAAAATATTTGACTTTCAGGCAGTATATAGGTCTTGACGGATATTATGTAACGAATGCAAAGATGATGTGTCCAGACGGCAGCGATTACATATACGCTGAAAGAATAAGAGTATCAAACAAGCTTGCTAAGCAGGTAAGAGCTAAAGCTCTTCTGGAGCTTCAGAAGGAAGTTGATATGTCAGATGTAGATAAGAGTTTAGCAGTCACAGCTGAATTTATTCAGGAGCCGATTGACCGTGCTGTCGAAAACAAAGAAATATCTTCAGGGCGAATTATTATTCCTGAAGGTCAGGACATACTTGGAACTGAAAAACTAAACCTTATAATTCGATACGTGCCTAAAGGACACTACAGAGAAATTGATGTTGACCTAGGCATAGAAAAACCAAATTCTTAATCGGAGGTGTAAAATGGGGATAATTAACGGAAGAGCGTATGATTGGGACAGTATAGAAATAGACCTGCCAGGAATGACGTTTCAAGCACAGGATATCAGCTATGATGATGAACTTGAAAAAGAACCGGTCTATGGCATGGGAAATGCGCAGCGTGGTTACGGTCGGGGCAATTATAAAGCAACCGGAAAAATGACTATGCTGAAGGATGATTTTGACGATTTTGCTGCTTATTGCAAGAAACAAAAAGTTGCGCTGTATAATCTTGACATACCAAAGATAACAGTCTCTTATGCACATGAATATCAGCGTACCAAAATAGATGTGCTGAACAAAGTAACAATCACAAAAGTAAGTCACAAAGGAACTCAGGGAGATAAGAACCTGAAGGTTGACCTTGACCTGCTTATTTATGGCAATATCGTTCGTGACGGTCTGGCAGCCATATAAAAATTTTCAAGTTAAATTGCAAATACGGAGGTAATCATGGAAGAAAACAGCTTGGTTTTATCCAGAGAACAAATAATAAAAAACTATAATAAGGTTTATGAGGTTACGGCAACTATAGAAGCTGAAGGCGAAAATTCGGAAGAAACAAAAAAATTCTATTTTACAAAACCTACCTCTCAATCTTTCAGTAGGTACATTAAAAGAGTTAACTCTGATGCATATGAAGCATCTGTTGCATTGGTAAAAGGTAAGTGCAAAATAAGAAGGTGCATTGAAGAGTACTAAAGCAAGTGAGATAATAGTCTAAAAACGCAATTAAA